AGGCTGGTTGTTCAGCCGATTCAATTTGGGAAGTAGAACAGTTGCTTACAAAACAGGTAAACAGGATCAACTAATATGTGGCCTTATACCCAAGAAGAAAATGAGCAATTAAGCTAATAAAAAAAACAGGAGAATAGCGATGAAGGATACTAGCCGGCAATGTCAAAATTGTGGGCATAGGTGTCATTGCTATTCTCCGGACTGCCCTGAATGTCATAATGATGTATGTATTCGATGTCATTGTGACAAACCAAATGTTGAAGATATACCCGATTCATTTGTAAAGGAGAACACATAATGCGTAGAAAAAATACTAATACTCGCCAAGATTATATAAAAACTCGTATTACTCAACTTATGGATGATATGAATAAAGCACATGACCAGCATGATAAAAACTGGTATAATAGATTAATTCAAGAACTTAATTGGGTATCGCAGATGGAAACAAAGCCCGATCGAAATTGTTATATGGAAGTAAAAGGAGCTATGTGGTAATGAATATTGAACAACTACGAGAAGAAATTGCAATTGACGAAGGAATTAAATATGAAATTTATCTTGATCACCTCGGCCTTCCTACTTTTGGCATCGGCCACTTGGTTATCGATTCAGATCCAGAGTCTGGACAACCAGTTGGAACTCCTGTCTCAGAAGAGCGAGTTAACGAATGCTTCGATAAAGACGTTGAAGTGGTGCTTGGAGAATGCCGAATCCTCTACGAAGATTTCGACGATTTGCCAGAAGAAGCCCAACTAATCATTGCTAACATGATGTTCAATATGGGTCGCCCACGCCTTTCTCAATTCAAAGGTATGAAACGTGGAGTAGATGCTCGAGATTGGAACGCAGCTGCTGACGAAATGGTAGATTCGAGGTGGTACCGCCAAGTGACAAATCGCGCAGAAAGGCTTGTACAAAGAATGAGGGCATTATAGGGATTTACAAACCTCGCATAATACGGTATAATAGTTGTGTTTATTAGGAGGTTGTATGTCTTTTTATGTTTCTGTGGACCATTATGGTTCCAAAGTACTTTACCGTGGATACGATAATAATGGCAAATTGGTACAGGAAAAAGTACCTTTTAGTCCTAAATTATATTTGCCATCCCCAGAGCCTACCGGTTACAAAACAATGGGCGGGAAAAATGTACGTCCAATACAATTTGAAAATCGCCATGAAATGTCCAATTGGGTTAAACAGGCAGATATTACGTCTGGCTTGAGTTATTATGGATGCGATCGTGTAGTACTACAATTTTTACAAGAAAAATTCCCAGACGAAATTAATTTTAACCAGGCTATGTTAAATGTAGTTAACCTGGACATCGAGGTCTATTCCGATGATGGCTTCCCGGAAGCTGATGAAGCCAAACATCCTATTACAGCTATTACCGCTAAATCTTCGAAACAAGGTCGTTACCACGTATGGGGATGTGGCGACTATAAAGTTTCTGAAACAATCCATAAAGACTTACACATACACTATCATAAGTGCGAAACTGAAAAAGATCTTCTTGCCAGTTTTTTAATGTGGTGGAGAGGTGATAGTGTACATAGTCCTGGCTATCCGGATATTGTTACCGGCTGGAACGTACGTCTATTCGATATACCATATATTCTAAATCGTATCGGTAAGGTATTCCAAAGCGAAGAAATTGCCCGTAAATTCTCGCCATGGAATTTATTACGTACAAAAAAGATTAACTTTAAAAATCAAAATATGGATGCGTATGAGATCCAAGGTATTAATCAGCTTGATTACTATGATCTCTTTAAGAAGTTTGCATATAGCTATGGTGCACAAGAATCTTATGCTCTGAATCATATTGCTTATGTTGTCCTTGGTGAAAAGAAAATCTCTTACGAAGAATATGGTAACCTAAGAAATCTATATAAAGAAAACTTTCAGCTTTATATTGATTATAATATTAAAGATGTTGAATTGGTACAAAAGATAGACGATAAGCTAGATCTAATTGGTCTGGCGTGTACCATTGCATATAAGGCTGGCGTTAACTTTACTGATATCTTTGGTACAACATCTATTTGGGATTCGATCGTATATCGCGAACTAACCAAAAAGAATATTGTTATACCACCTCTTGCAGATCGTGCATCACGGCAGGATATGAACGTACACTTTGCTGGTGGCTATGTCAAAGAAGTGAAAGCTGATATGTACGAATGGATTGTTAGCTTCGATCTAAATTCACTTTATCCTAATATTATTGCACAATGGAATATGTCACCAGAAACATTAGTAGCTTCCGGTGAAAATGTTTCTCGTGCAGCAAATGGTATATTATTCGATAATACCAATGAGGGTGTATTTCCTACACTTGTTAAAAACTACTATGAAGAACGTAGTATTGTTAAAAAGCAAATGCTTGCTGCACAAAGCAAATACCAAAAAAATCCTTCGCGCGAGCTCGAGCGCGAGATCGCGACGTATCAGAATAAGCAGTGGGCAATTAAGATTCTTATGAATTCTTTGTTCGGTGCTATTGGTAATAAATGGTATAGGTATTTCGATCTACGTATTGCAGAAGGTATTACCCTTACAGGTCAACATGTCATTAAGTGGTGCGAAAAAACAATTAACGATGAACTGAATAAGGTATTAGAAACTGATGAAGATTATGTTATAGCAATCGATACAGATTCTGTATATGTTAACTTTAAACCATTTGTAGAAAAGTTTAAACCAAAAGATCCTGTTAAGTTCTTAGATGAAGCATGCCAAAATCATTTTAATAAAGTTTTCGAAAAGTCTATGGCAGATCTTTTTAAAGATATGAATTGCTATGAAAACCGTATGGAGATGGGACGGGAAGTTATTGCTGACCGTGGCATATGGGTAGCTAAGAAACGTTATCTACTGAATGTGCATAACTCTGAAGGTGTACAATATTCAGAACCAAAACTTAAGATCATGGGCATCGAAGCCATTAAGTCATCTACCCCAGAAGTTGTACGTGATAAGTTTAAAGAAATCTTTAAGATTATTATATCCGGATCTGAATCGGCAACGCAAGACTTTATACAGGAATTCAAACAAGAATTTTGTAAACTGCCACCAGAAGCTGTTGCGTTTCCGCGCGGAGTAAATGATATTGGTAAGTGGTACGACAAGAAAATGACATATCAAAAAGGTTGTCCAATACATGTACGTGGCGCACTTCTCTATAATAAATTTCTAAAAGAAAAGAAGCTGCTAAATAAGTATGAGGTTATCCGAGATGGAGATAAAATTAAATTTACATATCTCAGACTACCAAATACCCTTAGGGAAAACGTAGTAGCTTTCCCTAATGGCCTACCTAAGGAAATGGATCTATATCAATACGTAGACTATGAAAAGCAATTCGAAAAAACATTTATGGAACCACTTAAGTTTATCTTGGATGCAATGGGTTGGTCAGCAGAAGAACAAATGACATTGGATGCATTCTTTGGTTAATGGGTTTACAAATTGATCAAAATGCGATATAATAATGATATATTAAAAGGAGTAACTATATGAACGATTGGGCTAATGATATGAAGCTGATGCACAAAAAGTTTGGTGTGCATGATTGGTTTCAAGCAAATAAAGAAAATAAAGATCTTATGGATAAGTATCTTCGTTTCCGTCTTTCTATGTGTAAAGAAGAACTTGACGAAACAATGACTGCTATTGAATCTAAAGATCCAGAAGAAATTGTAGATGGCTTAATCGATCTATGTGTCTTTGCTATTGGTACACTAGACGTATTTGGTGTAGATGCTAATCAGGCATGGGATCAGGTATATAAAGCAAATATGGTTAAGTCGCCTGGTGTAAAAGAAGGTCGACCTAATCCATTTGGCTTACCCGATCTAATTAAACCCGAAGGATGGAAATCACCAAGCCACGAGGGCAACCATGGAAATCTCACTAACGCTTTTTAAAAATATTTACGATAATAAAACAAATCGTAGTACTAATCTTAAAAGCTTTCAAGATTTTGAAAAAGTATTGTATGATTTGTCTAATATTCAACGTAAGTCTAAGGGCGAAGCCGAACTCATGTCGCCAGCCGTCTATGAGAAAGGTACTACCCGTGCGAATGCAAATGTTATTGAATGGTGCGGTTGGTGTGCAGTTGATGTAGACGATTATAAATTTGATGGTGAATTAAAAGATGCAATCCTTAATCATACCCGTAACTGGCGTTTCGTTTGTTATTCTACTGCTAGCAGTACTCTCGATTATCCGAAGTTTAGACTTGTATTTCCACTTAAAAGAAAAATATCAAATAAGGAAATTCCTCGTTTCAACTTTGCGTTACAGAATGCACTCGGAGGAATCGGAGATGAACAAACAAAAGATCTTGCTAGAATGTATTACATTCCTGCTAATTATGTCGGGGCTAACAATTTTATCTTCTCTCACGATGGCGATTATGTTGATCCAGATGCTTTAATAAAGGAATTCCCTTATGCCGAAAAAACCAATTCAAGCAAATTCTTTGATCGACTCCCAGAAGAACTCCAAAGACAAATCGTCGAGCACAGAAAATCAAGAATGGACAACACTGACATACGGTGGACGTCCTATCGCGACTGTCCCTTCTTCCCTCGTAATCTCGAAAAAGAATACAGAGTCATAAGCAATACCGGTTGGTATCATAAAATGTATCAGATAATGGTTGCTATTGCTGGTAATGCTATTAAGAAAGAATATCCTATTACTGCAGATGAAATAGCTTCCCTTTGTAGAGAATTAGATATGGAAACTGGTAATTGGTATAAAAGTAGACCACTAGATAAAGAAGCAGATCGTGCACTTGAATACGTTTATAGAAACATTTGATATTAGAGATATAGATCCGGATCTTCTTAAATCCCGAGCTAAAGCCGAGGCTGATAGAGTGTGGAAGCCCTATCAGAATAGATCTTGGAAAGATGCTTATATTAGTTGTCTTCAAGGTGGCGTTGCGGAAATACATGTGATATCTCAAGGATATAAGGACGATCCAAGACCATTTTTAGATCAAATTAATCTAGAAGGCGATACTATTGATAATAAAGTTCTAGATTGTACAGATAAACCTCAGGCCTGGCTAGATGCCGGCATTAGAAGAATACTGAATGATATGACAGAAAAGAAGTTTAAATACGGTGATGGGGTGGCAAATCAGATATACTTCTGGGTTATACGGAATAGGTATACGTGTAAATTACATAGGATATTTAAATGGTCAAATAATGATAAAAAATTCAAATAAAATGAATTTAGGGGGTTTACATTCCTAAAAAGCTATGATATAATATACTAGTAAAATAGGAATTAGGAGATTCAAATGTACAAGTTTTTAGAAAACCTTACAAAATTAGAAAAAACCCTTTGGAATTCACACGTAGAATTTATGGGTGTTGACAACGGTATGGCTGAAATGTATGCCCAAGATCGTAACGATGTCATCGAAGTTAAAGAACGCTTTAACCGTGGTCATATGGGTTCACTGAAAAGCTTTATCGATCGTATGGATACACATCCACGTGAAGGTGTAGTCGTAGCTCTCGCAGCTGATCTTGGCAAAGATTGGGTTTTGGAGAATCTTGGTTATGAGGTATATGCGTAATGAAAAATACTATTCAAGTTGGTGATCTTATTAGTACCAGACATGGTACATCTAAAATCAAAAAGATTGAACTATGCGAAAAGCCTGGTGAAAAATATGGCATTCCTGTAAAAAGGGTATTTACAAATCTCCTAGATCGTGTTATAATAGATCTAGAAAATGGACACTGGACATATGGTTCAGATGCGGAGGTTATTAATGAAAGAGTCTCTTAAAGTACTTCAGCGTGCTGCTGAAATACAAACACAAAAAAGTAACGATTATCAGAATCCAAGTTCTCGTATTCGTCAGGCTATGTACTATCCTCGTGGCTGTGCAACTATTACTGATATTATGCTAGGTAAAA